TGGCTACGGACCTGTGCATCGATGGTCTTTTGCATGTTGTAGCCTTTCTCAGCCACACCTCGACCCCAGAAGCGTCCAGGACGGATATCGCATCGTGCTGCAACAACAGGACGATCACCCATCATATAAGGATTCTCTTCAGCTTTCAGCAGCGTGCCTTCATCAGCAATGACGATCACTGCTTCAACAAGATCCTTGTAGAGTTCAAGGATATCAGCTTCACTGTCGCTGAACAGTTCAACAAAGTCAGATTCTTTACTCTCAAGTAACTCTCGCGGGACAAGACCATAGTAGCGAAGAAGTCGCACTTGATCAAGATTGTCTCGGTGATTCTCTTCTTTAGTAGGCTCGATGTCTTCATCAGGAGGACTGAANCCAATATCTCGTTTGGTGTAGATACCTTCTTCCATGTCCTGCACAACCTGATAGGCAGGAACGAACTCATCCACAGCACAACCCATGCCGCTATTGACTGTGGTGGCAGTGGGGTCAATGATGAAGTTCCTGGGATGCACACAGTGCAGTTTCACACAGAAATACTCTTGTTCTTCTGTACCAATCGCTTCCATGCCTGGAATAGGTAGAGCTTGAGTAGCAGGCTTCTTACGTTTTTCTTTCTTGACGATCAACTCTCCGATACCAGTACCGAAGAGGCTCATGTTAAGGATTACTTCACTGATCGCAGCTTTGTAATAATTACGGTCGCAATCTTCTTTAAGCTGTCGACGCATAAGATCCACATCAAGAGGGTCTTGGTCTTGCAAGTCGTCAGCAATGTCAAAAAAGCCTCCTTTACCGAAAGTAGCTTCTTCAATCTCGCTCTGAAACGACTCAATAGCTTGTTGGATTGCAGGCGTGACAACACGGCTTCTTTCACTGTCTCGTTGACGGTCTTCAGCAGACCAGACACCCAACCAAAGACGTTCATATTCATCCCATTTGGTTTCGTAATTGATTTCCCTGTCCTCACGCCACTTTTGAGTATGCGTCAGAACAAAGTTGACAAGCTTTCGCTCGTTAGATGTCATCTGTTTGTTCATATCAATATCCAGAAATAGCGTCGATTGGGACGAATTCGTCAACGTCTTCAAAGAACACAGGCATTGTGGACACCTGATCGATGTAGCTCAGTGCATCAATCAAGTCATCNTGNGTCTTGGAGTCAGGNAANTGCATCATTTGATCGAATAAGACTTTATTCCAGTCACCGCGATTGAACTTGATGCGTCCATGCTCCATCCTACCCTGCAATGACCAGACAATCCTGTCTGTTTTCTTCTTGTTACCATGCGTCAGTTCAAGAATACTGGCGTAGTAACGCATCCTGGTCATTTGTTCNTTGAGGTAGATCATCAGTGCATTCTTCAATGCACCTTTTTCAATGCCGATCTGCCCTGCCTTGACGTCTCTGGCTGCTTTGATGATGCGGATAGCTGTTTCTCGCACATCCCAACGACCATGAATCACTTCCTTGACCCACCAACCATGCTGATTAACCTTAACGATGGCGATTGCTGTCTCGTCAAGGTGTTTTTTCTTGTTAGATTGTTCTTTTGATACATCTTCAAAGCCAGCAAGGTCAACAGTGATGTGCCATTCACCATCTTCAGGCTCTGTTTCTTCAATGTGCCACCAATCAGGCTTGAAGATATCACTGGCTGCTGCTTCAAAGCTAGCTTCAAACTCTTGTCTGAAGGCAAAGCTTGACATTGACTTCTTTGCAGCTTCGATTTCCGTTGCTTTTAACAAAGGATTATCGAAACTAGTAAAATGCCATGCACCCCAATCTTCGTCATTGCCTTTTTCAGCGTATTCGTACAGATCGAAGAAATGGTTTCTTCCGCGCGGGGTTCCAATAAAGACTGCGCTACCTTGGTGATCTGACAACGCTGGTCTTAACACCTGTTCCCAGACAAAAGGTTTTACGTCAGCATACTCGTCAATCACTAGGAACTTTAAAGCGACGCCACGCATGGTATCAGGACGATCTGCACCTTTTAAACTAATAACAGCACCGTTAATTAATGTGATCTGAAGATTATTGATATGGCTTGAGGTGATAATGTTTGAACCAAGCTCAAACAATTTTGCCCACATAATGTCACGGGCTTGTTGTTGAGTCGGGGCTACGTACCAAACAGCACCAGAGCTAGAATTCAACGCTTCAATAAGAAGACGCCAAGCAGCGTAGTGGGTCTTTCCAGTTCTACGGCCAGCAGCAATAACTTTAAAGCGCGTTGGATCTGCCCACACTTTTTTCTGCCAAGGAAGNANTTNAACGTCGAGGTGCATTAAGTCTGTGGCCTTTTCTCACACACTGCTGTCGCTTTAATGTGTGGGATTTTGGTAGAAAAAGTAGCAGTGTCAAGCGCTTTTAAGCATTCTTCAGGCGTCTTAAAGCTTACTTCAGTAGTAATCGGTGCATTATTAGACGCATCGCCTAAGAACACAAGCAGCACAAGGACATAAAGCATTAGCGTTCCTTTAGCACTGTTACTTAATAGGAAAATAAGTATTCATATTACGGTTACGCTTACTTAGATTCCATTTAGAAGGTACTACTTGAAAATTAGCAGCTACGTGAAGACCACAAGCTTTTTTATGATCTAGAGGAACAATGTGGTCAACATGCCAACTAAACCCGGTAGCCTTTTTACGAAGTTTTCTAAGCTTTAAAGCTTCTTCGTACACAAACTCTGTAAGTTCATCTCTAATTTGAGTTTTAGCTCTACGCCTTGCATTGCTAGCGTAGTAACGTTCTTTATTCTTTTTGTAGTGATCTTTTTTTAACGCTGTACATTTTTCGCTGTTCTTGATTCGATACTCTTTCATGTAGGCATCGAACTTTTCTTTATGCAGTTCTTTATATTTTTGTTTTACAATACGGATTTTTTCAATGTTTGCTGCCTGATACTGTTTACTGTATTCAGGATTCTTGTCACGCCAGCGTTTTGTTGCTTCACGCTTTCGAATTACACGCTCTTCTTCATTTGTTGTCTGTGTAGTCAATATCTTGAGCCTCCACTGTTTCAGGTTCTGAAGAAGATTCGTTTAATCCAACAATGTTAATCTGAATAGAAGCACGGGCATCGCGGCTTTTCTCAAACATCGAAACAGGTAAGATCCTATCCAAACAAAGCTTCAATGCCACCATCTGATCTTTATCATCATCATTCAAAGCTTTCTTGATGATGGTGTTCACAATCCTTGAGCTATCAGCGCTATTGAGTAATCTGTCTTTGAGTTCTTGAACCTTGGTGCCTATTTCCTTGGGCCTGCCGATCTTCTTTGGAGGCTTCTTGGGTTTTTTCACCGGGGCTGTTCTAGGAAGATACATGCTGACAGACCCTTTAGGTCGTCCACGCCTTCTGTTAGACACAGCAACGATGGGTTCTTCATCAGAATTTTCCATCTTAGTCTCTTTAAAAAACACCCAGTCTGAACGATGAATGTTAAGCACACAGAGAACTCTTAATGAACACACAGAAAAAGCTCAATGAGCAGATTCTTAGTTAATTCTTTTTTTTCTTCTTGTGTTCTGCTACTATATAGTAACTCTGTAGCACAGGAATCCGTAGCACGGGATGGTAGTAGTTATGAATCTCTTCTATTAAGTCTCTGACCGCTAACGGGAGATTGGTTGTAAGGTTATCAGTTGGAGTGCACCGTGTCTCTGTCAAGTCTTAATAAGGAGTATATTATAGCATATTTTTAGAGTTTTGTCAAGCTTTATTTTACTTTACTTGAAAGTAATCTATCTTTGTCTCTTTTTAGAGACTCTGGTAGAGACACTCCGCGTAGCGGGGATGCTTCATTCCTAAGCAATGCACCGCAGAGGCGTTATAATTCCTATGTAAGTCACTGATTAGATTGGATAATTCTAAATTAATGTTAGATGGTAGCTTTTTAGAATTACTTTAGGTCTAAAGCATCTTCGATTTAGCTTTTTCGTACTTGTTAGGGTGCCCGCTATATAACTATACATACCCTAGACCACCCCCCCCTATGCACTACATTGGTGCATCAGTATATAAGCATGCACTGATATGGTGCAATGTTAGTAAGTGCTCACTTCGCAGCCCTACATTGGTGCATCAGCATGCACTGATATGGTGCATCAGCAATGGCGCATAACATCCATTATGTAAACTGTGTCATATGGAGTGAGTGCTT